CGTATTCTTCAAGACCGGAGCGCCCTTTTCCTGTAATATAGCGCTCGCAATCTTATAATCCTGTGAGCTTGCTACCATTGATCTTGTTATGGTCTGTAAGGTTTCAATGCTCATTATGCGATACGATCTTGTTTTGGGTGTTTCAATCATTTTGCCCCCACCCAAGATAGCGCCTCGGCGACCTGCGTTCTAACCTCGTCAAGTTTGTTAGGCCATTCATCATCAAGCCATTATTCATGATTACATTTAATACCGAACATTTCAGCCCAAGCGAATAAAGCTTCTTCTGTTACATCTTCCGCAAACTGCGTACATAGTCCGTCAAATGTGGTTATCATAATTTGCTCCTTAAAAAGGGATGGAATCCTCTGCTTCTGTGTTCGGCTGAGATTCCGCCTTGTTACCGCCAATAAATTCAAAGTTCTCGATCATCACTTTCAGCTTATTTCGCTTGGTTCCGTCTTTAGCCTCCCACGATTCAAAGTGCAGCCGTCCTTCGACAAACAACGGATCACCCTTGTGGAGAAATTTATTGATAACTTCTGCGCGTTTGCCGAACATCGTACAATCGACAAAACAAGTCTCGTCATGCTGCGTTCCGTCCTGCCCTTTCCACTTACGATTTGTCGCAAGGCCAATGTCCACGATAGCCGTTTGGTTCGGGGTGTAACTAAGTGCCGGATCTCTTGTTAGGTTGCCCAACAAAATTGTTTTATTGTAGCTTGCCATTTTGCAGTCCTTAATAAGTTATTGTTAAGTGGCGAATTTTACCAAACCGGAGAACGTCCATTATGATTTCTACATCATCTTCGGACATGATACATTGTTTTACGATGTCCTGTTTTATTTCGGCTTCGACCTGTTCACGGTGCTTCACATCTTCAACCCGCCTACGTTCCGCATCAGCGGCAATAGCGGCGTCTGCGATCATCTTATCCTTTTCTTGGCGTTCTGCCCTTGTGCGAGCTTCCTCTCTGGCTTTTGCCTCGGCCTCGGCTTGAGCTTTGGCGTTTGCCGCTGCGTCCTCTGCCGCTTTGATCTTGTTAGCCGCCTCCTGTTCAGCTTTTACTTTTGCTTCCTCGGCGATTTCCTTTTCACGCTCGGCTTGCTCGGTTTCAAAACGGGCTTTATCTGCCGCTAACTTAATAGCGTCCTCTTTGGCTTGCATTTCCGCTTCTTTAACAGCGAGGGCGGCTTCTCGTTCTTCCAGTTCCTTGCGTTGCCGTTCCTGCTCGGCTGCCTGTTCTGCCGCCATAGCTTCGGCTTTGAGCCTGAGTTCGTTTGCTTCGGCTTCCTCGATACGCTTAATCGGGACTGCATGAACGTCAATCATTTCCTCGACTTCAGCATGAAGGTCACGGTTTTCTTTGTCGATAGCTTGACATTCTGCTAATGCACCGGCCTTAACTTCTTTGTGTATGGCCTTGAGAGCCGTCTTGACCTTGCGTAGTTTAGCAACATGACTTCGAGCGTCCTTATTGCCCTGCTTATCTTCGTAATCAAATACAAGGTTCTCGTTTGCCTGTTTGTATTCTGCTATTTGAGCTTTAATTGGGTCGAATTGTACGAGTTTGTTTTCCATGATTTCCTTTCCTTATGCCGCATCAACTTTAGGTGCGTCAATTAATAGGTCATTGAATTTGCCGCTTTTGTTTACAATCCAATCTGCCGCCTTTTTTGCTCCTGTTTCAGCGTCTTGTGGATATTTGTGCCATCGTCCGTAAAGCAATGGTCCGATCTTGCTTTCGTCAACCAACTTGCCCTCTGGCGTTGAGTCTATTAGATAGACAACTATCTCGGTGAGAATTTCCTGCTCGGCTGGGGTCGGTTCTTTAATCACAGCCTCTTTCTTGGCTGGACTTCCTGCACCTGCTCCATCATCATCCTGATCGTGAGTTGCAAGCCCTGTCAAAGCCAAAAGCGTATACCTTTGCAAGTAAGTTACCGTACTACCGATAGCTTGAATAGCGTTTTTACTGCCAGAAGAGTCCGGCGGTGCGACAAGACTTGTGCTTTCAGAATGACCTTGAACGTGCGTTATTTGACAGGTTACTTTGACCCCGCCATTATCCTGACTTGTTACCCATGAAGCTGTAAGTCCGTGTTCGCTCAAAGCCTTATTGATACGGGAAGTAACATTGTTCAGGCTGGCATGGTTGTATCTTACTTCCTTATAGCTAACAGTCTTATCCTTGAGTATCTCCGGTGGGTTAGCCTTGAAGTCTGCCATAGCCTGAACATAGGCTTTACGGGCTTGCGTTGCGTCCCATCGTTCCTGCAGCTCAAGCAATTCTTTCAGCTTGTCAACGTCCATGCCCTCATTTGTTTGGCAAAGCTGTGCGGCATTAGCCAAAGGTGATACTTGTTCAGTTTTTTGTATTTCGTTTTCCATGATTTCGCTCCTTATTCAAATGGACAGTTTATTAATTTTTTAACTAATTCTTCCAGTTCAATTACAAAGTCATTGACTGCTACGGCGATCTTTTGGATATAGCCCTCATCCCTCTCAATTTTGGTTGACCAGTAAGGTCTATTTTTGCTTTCCGGCCTAAAGCTGATAAAATCGCACCACTTCCGATCAGTGATCCATAATAAACCTTGCATTTGGTCGATATATGCTTTTGGGAGCTTTTGTATTCCGTTGTAGTAATCATAATGCGTTGTTGCAAGCGGGCATTTAATCTCGATAATCCCATCATCGCCAACCAACCCATCAGGCGAACCTCCGACCCATTCGTTAAACTTGATAAAACCAACTTGCTCCACTACAACGCCGTTTAGCTCTTCATAATACTCTCTTGCAAGTGGCTCTTTTTCTGTTCCGGCTTCCATATTTTTATCGCGGTAAGATGGCGCCGGAGTCTGCTCGTCGATTTCAAGAAGAAGCTCTTTCATATACTTTGTACGTGTTTTGCCCTCACCACCTGCTAGGACGGCACCGAACTTGCTGGCCGTGGCCTTGCCTAAACGAATATCTATCCAAGATTCTGTACCTTGTATGCAATCAATCGTTTCCATTATAAAGTTTTCCTTATCTCAATTATGTAACAACCATTATCTGTTTCTATTGGTATCTTACATTTCTCTGCATTACCCATGCGTTCAATTAGGAGTTCTGACGCCAATCTGCCTCTTTCGAGTTCTTCTGTTAATTCTTCACACATTGTGATCCTTTCTATATCTCCAATTCCTTGACTACGGTTGCGGTTTTAGTAATAGAATGCCTCAACAGTTCCTCGCAACGATCTACGCCATCACTTGTTCCGGTTTCAAGCAAGCAACCCAAGTTATTATACGCATACCAAAACGTCCCTCTTGCCCCAACTTCTTTCTTAATTGTGTATTTCTTAGCCATGATCTTGCTCCGTTAATGTAAGTTTAAGTTGTATCATATCAGTAAAACGCTTTGCGTCTTTAAGGCTGGAACCATAAAGCATTTTAGTAAACTTTACCGCTAATATTTTACGGTCAATACCAAGCAGGCTTTTTACTAAGTCTACGGCAAAAAGTGCCTTTTCAAGTTCATTCATTTTATCGCTCCTAAAATTGGCGGCCAGGGAGTAGAAGTGGAGGTCTTTCACGCCATCGACTAATATGCACCGCCGGTTTATTGTTTATCCCTTCTTAACAAAGTCTTTCGTTATATTCTCTTAACCTGCACACTCGTATTGGCTTTCCAAAATTGCCTGTAATGTTATGATCCTCGATAACAACTTTCTTCTTTAGAAGCTCCGTGATTCGGCCTGTTATTCTATTGACTGTATATTTAAGATGGTCTGCAAGCTGCTCGTCTGTCGCTTCACTCAAAACACCTAAAGCACGTACAACCTCCGCTTGCTTTTTGGTCAGGTCAAGGCCGTGATAACTTTCAATCGAGTTTTGATGTACGGAAGTTGTCATTTTGTGCCTCCATTTATTCCGCCCATGCGGTCTATTAAATCTACTGAATACTTATTGATGTCATCTTTTTCGTACCGTTCCCACGCTTTATTTGACCCACCTTCTATTCTGCCATCAATAGGGCCGGTGTACCCGTAATGCTCTCTAAGGAACATCTGCATTGTTGGTCTTACAGGGTAAACAATTTGCGACACTACTCTGACCGGCTTAATTACCCATCCAAGCCAGAAGATGAACAGCAAGAATAGTACAAAGCCTATGTTTTTAAGGGTTTCAATCATTTTTTCCGTCCTTAAATTACAGGTTACTCTTAACCATCACACCCTTACACTTTGGGCAAAAATGTTTTGTTTCGCCGTACTCTATGGTAATTGGGAAACCACAGAAAAAGCCACCGACTACATCATCTTCTTCAATAACCAGCCAACCTTTTTCTTTTAGGCTTTTTACCATGCGTTCATCAACATTTTTCGCATTTGGATTGTATCCATCTATTGACTCACAACAATCATCGCCATCGCAATAAACGTGTCTAATGTCTTCTGTACTCATTTTTTCCGTCCTTAAAAATTCTTTAATTTTTTTCTTTACTTATTCCTGATTATTGGTATCTTCGATCTTCTCACCGGATGGGGTAGCGTCAGCATGGACGTTTGTTAGGCTCTGATATTCAGGCAAAGCTTCAATCAATCTTTTGACAACTTCTGGCGTGTTCTTTATGTTGTTCCGGTCGGCAAATGCCTGAAATGCTAACCAATGAGGGTTTTCGAGTTTCATTTGAATACTTTGTGCTATCATGGTTTTATCCTTATGTTTATTATATTTTGCTTCTATGGTAAGTATAGAACATATATCGGAAAAGTCAAGGGGTGTTCTATAATATTTATATGTATTTTGTAAGTTGACAAACGTAAAAGCAGTTGTGATAATGGGTTAAAGTCTATGAAAAAAATACAAAAAAACTTATTTTTACACGAGTGGGTAATAGAATTGCTTGACAAATTGCGCGTTAATCAGTTGCCTATTGCGGAATGGATCTAAAAAGGCCGGACAGCCGAAGCCATCCGACCAAAAGGAGGGGAAAAATCTATTTCTTAAATATCCAAAAGAACGTAGCTATTGCGCCCGAAAAAACAATTACCCATATCGCCTTAACCGATCCTATCCAGCGAGTGTTACGATC